CGCCAGCGATGACAGCGCCGTTGGCTTCCTTAGACTGGGTGATCGACTTGGAAGCTTTAGGCTGCTCCGGGGTCAGACGCGCCTCCATGATGTCCACGGGAGCTTCTGTATCGACGCCACGCCAGAGCTTTGCTTCCGCGCGGCGACGACGAACGAGGCCCGCGATCTCCCGACCGCCAGCCTTGGTCCACTTCATCAACTCAGCAGGAACCGCGTCAAACTTCTCCTCATTAACGCGCTTGAGCAGCGTCGATTTCTGAAGAGAGCCAAGACCACAGTTAAACGCGAAGCTGACAAGAACGTCGAACTGAGCCTGACTGACTCGGACCTCAAGCAGTTTCTCAACACCATGTTCAAACTTTTGAAGATCACGAGCAAGGATCTCTGCGCTTTCCTCGGCAGTGATCGTCATTCCTTCGGTGACTTCCGGAGCGCCAGCCGCGCTGGTGTGGCCGACCCCAATCGTGAGTACGCCTGCGGAACAGCGGTATGCTTTTAACCGCTCTCCCTCGAACTCGCGGATATGGCTGATGCCTGCTGCCGATGTTCTCATGGCTATCCCCTACTTCGTGACATTAAAGGTCAGGTTGGCGTGGTCTGGGTAGTTAATCAAAACTTCCCCCTCTGGACACTTGTAACGAATATGCGCCAACAAAGTAGCCTTACCAACGGCAACTCTGTTGGGTTCGTCTATCGTTATGGTGTATCCAAACTTGTCTATCTTGTCGGTTGCAGGACCGGAGAACTTAGCGATAGAAGGATTTGCCTTATGAACAATGTATTTGGCGTCACGGACTTCTAGGTAAAATTGCTCAACCGAACAGTCGTCCCTGATCTTGCGGCGCGCAGCCACTACGGCAAACTCTCCATTAGCCGGTCCATCCGAGATGCTAAAATGCTCTGGAGACCACTCCAATATGGGCTTGCGAAAAAGACCAAGCTTATCGGATGCGGTGTATCCTCCGCCGATCATTGCAAAAACGGCAGTGACCGCACCAACTGACTTAGTGATGCGGTCAACGTCGAGGCTCACAACCTGTCTCTCTTGTCAGCTGACAGTGTACTTTTGGGGACGCATCATCGCGCCAAAGCCGCGAGCCGCCTGCTCGCCCTTCGGAGCGGAGGGAATCGGAACATTCTTGGTATCCTTCAAGGGCACTCGGCCCTGATTAACGATGTCCTGATAGGTGGCTGCACCAACGTCGTACTGACGGGTGCGGACGTTCACGGGAAGGTTAAGAGCTTTCTTTTGATTTGCCATGATGCTTTCCTCACGTTTGCTTAGAGGTGGCGAGAGATCCGATGCCGGAGATGAACTTAGATATGTCGTACTTTATGGGGGCGACAGTTGGAGCAAAGGACTCTTGTTGCGCTTGATTTGCCTGTGCGAGTTGAGCCGCAGCAAGAAGCTCTTCTTCTGTCAGGCGCGGAAGACTCCCGCCATCACCAACAACCTGTTCTGCATAGAACCCATCTTCTGCGTTTGCTCTTCCAGCCAGATTGTCCAATGTCGAAAGATCAAAGATGGACGGAGCGTTGGCAATCTCAGTTACAGGCAGATCAGACAGCGTTCCAGCCTGCGAAACATTAGAAACGACGCCTTCGTCAGACACAGTTCCTTGCGTGGTAGCGCCTTCCCGATCACCAGTTTGCTCGGATGAAGAAGTCTGGGTGCCAGCCCCAGCGGTTGCGTTTGACGTAGCGTTGGTCTCGTCTCGATAGGACTCAGTAACCACATTTGGCTGGGAATAGGCAGATAGATCAGGGCTTACACTGGTCAATCCCGGCGACTGATCTATCAGTGAGTTACCACTTAAAAAGTATGAGGCGGCTGCCCGATCAGCGGCAGCGGCGGCAGCAGCGGCAGCAGCTTGCTGTGCCTGCTGGTTAGCGTTAACAAGAGCGTCAGCGGCTTCCTTCTCACGAGCAACTTCATCACGAAGGGCATTCATCTGGTCTTCACGCGCGAATGCTTCGGCTTGAGGCCCAGATAGCGCGACACCTGTATACACATTGGTAGCCACACCTTGCGCGGGAGAAGATGTTCCTGTCCACCCTCCCCTAACGTCTTCGCGGGTCAGATCTTGGACCTGCGTCCCAGACAAAACAAAATCTAACAAGTTATTGAAGAAAGCGTTAAAGGAAGCCTGACCCGGAAGAGTAAACTCCATCGGGCTCCCAGTCGGAATGTCTGGGTTAGGATCTCCTCCCATCGGACCACCAGTCGGATCTCCGCCGGTTGGACCGCCAGTTGATCCAGTAGATCCATATCCCGCCGCCGCCGCAGCAGCACCCATTGCATCCCCAGCTACGCCGGAATATCCGGGAGCGCCTTCATCATTAGTTCCAGTTGTCGTTCCAGAGAAACCGTACCCTGCGGCGGCAGCACCCATTGCTTCGCCTGCGGGACCAGAATATCCCGGCTCACCAGCTGACGGGTCCCCAGCGGCAGGATCGCCAGCAGCGGGATCTCCGCCCTCATCACCATCGTCTCCTGCATCGCCATCGCCGCCATCGTCACCACCACCACCATCGTCACCGCCACCACCTTCGTCAAACATGGGAGCGCCGGTACGCGGGTTGATGCGGTTCTTGGGAGAGCCAACAACAAACTGTTCGTAGTCAATTCCAGCCTTCTCAAACGCCTGCCTCAGAGCAGCGCCAACAGCCGGAAACTTGTTCTGAAAGTCCAGAGGAAGAACAACTTCGCCAGTGGCAAGATGCCCAAGGGTGTTGTCACGACCCTTTCCCATCCGGGCAGCTTCTTTGACAGTTTTCTTGACAGACTTTGTAGCCATGTCGAGCCTCACCCAAACGGAAAGAGCGAAGCAATTCCGCCCTGTTGTGACTCCTGCTCCTGACGGCGCGCGGCCATGAGGTTAGGAATCTCAAGAAGAGGTCCAGCCCGCGATTGATCCATGCTCTGATAGTACCGAGCGACGTTCGCTATGTCACGCGCTCTACCAATGGGAGCCCCTGTCGGAATCGTTTCATCCAGAACGTCCGCCGTCGTCTCCTCCGTCTCAGGCTGCTCGCCCTCACCTTCAAGAGACGCCTTGATATACGGCGCGCTACCAGTGCCCTTGCTGCCAGCCCAAGTCGTAAGATCAGAAGCCGTGAACTGTTCAAACGGCTTATCACCAAGCTTGATTGCCCTGTTCGCCTCAATCGCCTTATCGCCAAGGATCTCACGAACCGGCGTATTCGGATCAGACTTCAGGACCTTCGCAGCCCCCGCAGGACCAGCAAACCACGCCAGATAGACGTTGCCCTGCGTCGGCTCGATGCCCTGACGAGTCAAAGACGGGATCACATCGTTCTGGAGGTAGAACTCGGCGGTCTGTTCTTGGATAGCCTTGCCTTCGTCACTCGCATCCGTCTTCAGCTTCAAAAGCTCGCGGTCGCTTGCACCCCTTAGATCAGGTCGCGCACGACGAACCGCTGATAGCCACGTCGCATCAGTGAACTGATACTTGCCCCCTGCCGATGACGTTCCACTGCGGGCGGCGTAGTTGCCACCACTCTCGCGTGCGCCAATCCTCATCAAGAAGGGGTTTTGACTAGCCATGACTAAACGCCCTTGCCTTCGTTCGCCAGACGAGCGCGCTCAATCGAGACGTTCGCGCGCAGCTGGGCGATGTCCTCATTCGACTGACGACGCTCTTCGTCGAGCTTCTGTTTGGCGGCAAGCTTGCGTTCTTCAAGATCGAGCTTGAGAACCGTCTCCTCTTCCTTCGCCTCAAGCGCCCGCTGACGAATGTCAAGATCGCGCTGTTGAAGCTCAACAAGCGAGGCGTTCGCGTCTTCAGGTGGCGGAGGATTAAGGTTCTCCATGATCTGATTTATCATTGCCGCTTCAAGTTTTGCGGCGCTGCTCTGGATAAATTCTTCCGGCGGCTGGGCAGGTGGTATCATCCTACCTGTCATCGGATCGACCTGCGGCTGCATTACGTCTTGCATCTGCGACCGCACCGTTTGCATGGCTGCAAGCGAGACATGCT